TTCTGACCCCTGAACTCTTTTACCGGCGCGCCATTGCTGGCAAGACCAATAGCGAGCTTTTGTCTTTGGACCGGGATTATCGCAGTTATGACGAGCACGAAAGCTTTTACGCCTAGCAGGGTCGTCGCGTTTAATTTCCATGTTAGGATCGCCAAAGTTTACTTTAACTACGTTTCCCTTTTCATTTTTAACGTATACAGAAAACTTCTTAGGCCCGCCCGGTGTGCGAAAAGGCTTGTTCAAAGTCTTCTTTTCTTTAGCTTCTAGTATTTGTTTATCGAAGTCAATTATCATATTTCTATGTCGATTGAGTTTTTAAATTCGTCTTTTGTTTCTAGATAAAACTGATCCACGTCTTCAAATTTAATTTCATCTATGCCGTGATTTTTACATTCTACTTTAGCAGCCGCCAAGCATTCTTCGCTTGGCTCAAAGTTATTTGCGACGGCAGTTTTAAAATTTTTATAATCAGAGAACACTTCTAAAAAGTTATTTATTCTGGCAGCACAATAGTTGATTTCGCTACAATCCCTAGCGGCCGATTTAAATACTTTTATTAAAGTTTCTATACCTACGCCCTTAACTTCTGTGGCTTTTGCTTCTAGATATTTTTTGACTTTTAAAGAATAATCCACGAATGGATCTTTAGCGGTCTCCTTCTCAGAGGAGGCAATCTCTAGCATAATATGATTTTCTCTAGCCACTTAATATAATTATACACGTATTTATACGTTTTTAGAAAAAACCCGCTCATAAAGAGCGGGCTGCAAGTTTGTTAATTAGTTTGAGACTTATTAAAGGCAAAGACCGAACATAGGACTTCTCTAACCTAGTCCGCGACTTTTACTTATTGCCTAAAGTAATTTTTTTATCTCCTCTGCCTAAAGAAAGACCGGGAAAATCCCACTCGAACTTAAAGTAAGGGAGCTTAAAAGAGATACTTTTCTTATCGCACTTGAAGTCGAAAGAGGCGGACACGTCCTTGCCAATACAGGCAGTTGGAAGTGGAGCCTTAACTCCTACAAAGGGAATTGTTAGAGTTGGATCTGGCTTTACACCAGCGCCAAACCATTTTTCTTTCTTCTCTTTAGCTTCTACCGGAACGGAGAAGACTACCAATGCGATCATGAATGCTAGTACTTTTTTCATAATTTATTTAGTTTTCAGAAGCTCAATCTCTGCGGATTGATCTGAAATTGTTTTTAATACATCACGAGTAAATTCTGGAACGTGTTCCCAAGCTTTATCAATTTGAGGATGAGTCATCAACCTCTGGACGATATCTTGGGGAACCGAAGGAATGGAAATATTACTATTCGCTTTTGCTGTCTTGCATCCTGTTGCGAGACTTAGCAGCGCGAAAGGCACGATCAATTTCGTCTTGAGTATTTTTCCAATCATCTTTTATTTGTTCCTTCTTGTCTCTATTTATCTTATCTACTTTTTCCTCATATGACAAAGTTTTTTTATCTATTACTTTGAACAAAGAGCCAAGTATGGCTAAGATAGACTTGAGCCAAGACATTACTCTGCTTGCTTTTCTTCTGCTGGGGCCGCGGCCTTTTTAGCCTCGGAAGTAATTCCTTTTCTAAGAAAAATAGCCATTAACGATGCGAATAGTGCAGATATAGTTGTCTGCATATCTACCTCTCCAGCGAAATATGCGCCGAGAGCCGTCAAAACCGCTGCACCAGCGGTAAAGTAAGTTTTTTTGCCTGAAAGTGCTTTCATACCAAAATCTATTACACACCCTAAACGTTATAGAGAACCTGAGTTCTGACCCCAGAAAGTATGTTATTTGTAAATTGAATTTTGGGTGTTCCTCCGGGTCCTGTGTTGGACAAAGTATACTTATCAGGCCCTTGAATCGCTCCACCTACAAAACATCTGACTTGTTCGCTAACTGATAGATTGAATACCTCGCCCCCATCTGACTGCCCTGCGTGAGTACCTTTAATAGCAAGAACTCCAGTTATGCCTGTTAAAAGAATTTCATCTGTAACGCCTGTGGTTATACCTGTCTCTTGTATGAACGCTGACTCTGTTACCTTAGTCCAGTTTCCTAAGATTTTAATATATATGCCATTATCTTGAGCCAGAGATCCTGTGGTTGCTAGTAGAGCCCCATCAGAAACATCCATGGGGAAAGAGCCGATTCCCGTTGGCCCTACAAACCTATCGCCAGCGTATCTCGTATAGTCAGGCATTAGAAGATATATCCTGTTTTATATTCTGCGAAAATACCAGTATGCACTTTCGTAAATTCATACAAATTAGTTTTTTGTCCTCCAACCTCTGGGAAAGTATTAGTTAACCCTCCAAATACGGGAGTTATAACTGCGTTAGGACTTCCAGAAATAAAATTGCAATTCACAGCAGTGGCTGCTCTATTCTGCACATACATCTTTAAGACTTGACCCTCTCTAACATTAGAAAAGTTGAAATCTGTTCCTGTGCTAACAGTCGCGTATTGCACGTTGCCACTATTCCAATCTATAATTGAATTTTCTCCGCTGAATACTTTAGTCGCATCATCTGAAGTTTTTATATAATTACCTAAGTTAGACAAACCATGCCCAGCTACTGAAGGCGTTCTAGTAGTAAAAGCATTATAAGCTAGATACTTTGGAGAATTTTGTGGCACTCTAAAGAAGTAACTTTCTGTTATGCCTTTAGCGATACCTAAATCTTGCTGGCCAGAATTGTAAAGACCCACGTTACTATATTCATTAAGGCCTGTTGAAATTCCAAAGAACGCTCCTGTCCCGCCAGTTATGTTAAATTTATATGTATTCCCTTTATGTAAAACTAACTCGGGCTTTACGACCATTTCAAGTTGACCAGAATCCAAAGGCCTAGTTTCGTTAATCTCTATATAACCTGCGCTAGTATTAATATTAACATTATATTCGGCGGAATAATCCGAGTATATACCTGAATGAACTTGGCCGGTAAACTCTGTACCTAAAAGATTTCCTGTATCCGAATCAGTTACAAAATCGCCTGTTTGACCTGTGGTAACAAAGTCGCCGGTCATATTTATACCGACTAATAAATTACCAGTAGTTACCTTATCGACTAACTGACCAGTCATGGCAGTGCTAACAAGGCTACCAGTCATATCTTGGTCTACGAAATTACCAGTTTGAGAAGAGCCTACAAACTCACCGCTAGATTTAAAAGCGATTCCATTCGCTCCAGTGTTAACAATTACGAGACTATTCGCATTGCCTGCGTAAGTAGAAGGGGTGTCGTTTAAAGCTGAGACAAACGTACCTGTTAAACCGCCGCCACCTCCACCCCCAGCAACTCCAGAGAAAGTTAATGACGTTCCTCCTACTGCGACAACTAGAGATTGACCTTCGGTACCTAAGCTCGAAGGAGTATCATTTAAGTCTACGAATGTGGCCGCGAGCCCGCCTGTTATTCCTTCTGCTCCCGAGAAAGATATATTACCTGCTCCATCCGTAGCTAACAAGTTTTTGGCTGAGCCGTCACCTGTTGGGAATGTATAGGCATCGCTAAATGTTACTTTTTTATTTAACTTTATTTGGCCAGTGTGTAAAAACTCGGCTATATAATTTGCGCCCGAAGAAGTAATACTGCCTGTGTCAGCATGAAAATATAAGTCTTGCTGATTACCTATAAACATCTTCTTGCCAGACTGCGTACCGTAAATAGCATAGTGGCCCGAACCAATATTTAAAGTTGAGTCTCCCGTGGAAGCAGCTCTTAAATTTAAATAGTTCCCATCGCTATTCACAGATCTAACAACTGCACTGCTTGTGGCACTAGTGGTTTCTGATTCTATGAAAGTAAATCCATCATTTACGGCGTCTATAGTTTTACAAAAAAGTCTGCCCCATCTTTTATTCGATTTACCTAAATTTTTATCAGTATAGGGATGGAAGCTTGCGCTATCTTCTAATACTAGTCCAGTACTTAAAACTCCTGACGCCGTCCATTTAGCGAAGTAGCCGCTAGTGCCTTCTCCTGTGGGAAAAACTCCCGTCTCTTCTTTTCCTACTAATATGTTTCCTGTAGCAGAAGTATCTACAAAATTACCTGTTTGATTGACGCCTACAAGTATTCCTGTATTTGCCGAGGTTAGAAAATCGCCAGTTTGATTTACTCCGACAAGAATACCTGTATCCGCCGAAGTTAAAAATGACCCAGTCATAGAAGTGTCGACTAGGTTACCTGTATTGTCATATATATTTACTCTTGCGCCCATGTTTGAATGAACACCGCATTGATAGAATAAATTGCTAGGGGCAGACTGAGGCACCCTGAAATATAGAGCAGTTCCATTTTGAGCCCTAGAGTTGGTAATGCCCGAAGTATACTCGTAAGTATATCCACCACCTAACCCTTCGGTGACAAAAATAAAAGGATGACCGTTTGTACTAGAATCTGTTCTGAACTTATAAGTGTTACCTCTTTGTAAGTTTATCTGTAGTTGTTGGACTTGTGTTGTGGCCGCATGACTAGCCCCAGTCACCTCGCTTAAAAGATACTTGCCCCCGGCTTGAGTTACGTCAAACTGTGTGGAATATGTCCCAGAGGGGCTAGACTCAAAAAGAAAGTTCCCAGTCTCCGCAGTGCCTATAAAGTCACCAGTCTGCGAAGTTTCTACAAAAGTTCCTGTTCCTAAATTTAGGTTTTTTGTAAAAATTAATTCTGTTCCTCCGGGATTGCCAACGACAAACATATTTCCACTGATGGCATCTGGAGTGTCGGACATGCCTGTAAACGTGGTGACAGAGTCAGTTATAGCCTCTGCAACATCTTTTACTGTTGCGCTCCTACTAACTCCACCATTAGAAACGAGCATAAGCCCTCCAGTTGGTACCGGAGAAATCGTAGAAAGCTGAGATATCTTTTTATTTGGCATTCCTTATTCCTTATATATTATACACTTTTTTAACGAGCAACCATGTTATCTACGATTATTCCGCTTTCGTCTTCTAAGAGGAGATAGAAGCTTTCGTTATCTCCCCCTTCTAATAAATGGAAATCTTCTAGCTTTCGTTGACCTATCAATCCGCTTATAAATAAACCTCTCGTCAAATCGTCTGGGTCGAGTTCAGTGCTAAACGATGCGGAGAATGTTTTATTACTTCCTATTGAAGAATCGTAAGTAAAAGAATTTAACTTGGCTTTATTAAGAGTATACTTTATTAATGGTATGTTTCTGTCCTCAAAAGCTTGCACGCTAGCATGTTTTATTCCTGTCGTAGTAGTTGCGCATGTTTGCCCGGGCATATTTAAATCTATAGAGAAATCATAATCTTGATTTAAATTAACTAAATCAATTAAAGACCCCGAGCTCATCTTTTCTACAATCCCATTTAAGTCAATTGAAACGGGTATCGGATAAGTGAGTTTTCTACTTAAAGGAAACTTATATCCCAAGTTGGTCTCCGCGCCCCTAGGTATGTCAAACGATATTACATAAGATTCTAAATGTAGATTAGCGAAGTCAACACCTAGTCCAGAAAAAGAATCGGTCGTAAAATTTATATCTCCCGGACGTACAACAGATATAGGGTTGTTATTTATTCTATTTGGTATGACAGAATTTAAATTATTAATTTGCGCACCGCTTTTAGTTTCTATAGTAGGACTTAAGAAGCCGCTCCCGCTGGTTTCGAACATAATGTTCTCTGCAACGAAAGAAACTTCTGCTCTTGGGAAAGCTCCCACAGAAGCCTCAACTGAATAAGACACCATATAGCAATTCCCAAAGCATATAACTTTATGATTCGGTGCTTCAAAATCTATCTCGTAAGATGAACTAGATCTTTTTGTCAAGTCTTCTAAATTCGTGCCAGTAAAAAGATCCTCTCGTTTATCATTGACGGCTAGGTAATAGTTTTTTTTGTCTTTAAAATCAGAACTTGTCTCATCTTCTCCTGCGAATCCAGATATTAGGCTTTGTCCAGTATTATTAGAAAAGAACGGAGCGCCAGAAAAAGGCTCTTCAAATTGAGCATAGTTAACGAAGAGCCCCATCTCTTGTTCGTTAGAAACGTCAGAAAGTAAATAAGAGAAGCCAAAGCTAACCTCTGGAGAATTTATTATTGGCCTATCTACTACAGATCTAGTATTAAACTGAGTAACTTGAGTGTGAGGCAGGGTTATATCATAAGATAAAGCTTGAACCCTATCAATTTGTTTTATTAGGTTTGCTGTGGTTACTGGATCGGAATAGTCAAAGACTGGTTGTCCGCCTGTATAACTTTGGAAGTTAGCGCCGGATGGTCCTACAAAGAGACCTTGTGCGTTGTATATAATTGTCGACATTATTCGCCATCATACTTGCTGCAATAAAGTATCCCGGCTAAGAAATCGTCTACTTGATGTTCGTATGCTATAGACTGAATTTCTTTTACTCTGTCGTCATTTCTATCAACTGGTTCGGCTGCATATCTACCAGCTTTCGCCAACCAATTCTCCGGGTCCTCATTGTGAATTACTATGTTAGAAATCTGCTGAGCAATTTCCTTCTGAGTTTTGTTGAGCCTTTTTCTATTATGTAGTTGCCTTAAGGCAGCTTCGACTTCTAAGTTTAGCTTATCAGCCAAATTTAAATTATCTTGTATTTTACTTAAACTAAACCTTGATTGCTTATTAGCCTTCAGGCCGATCGGATTTTTTGTGTCGGTTTCTTTTGGTCTGCCGGTACCTTCTGGCCTGCCTTTCGGCTGGGGGACTGGCTTAGCTTTTTGCGAGGGAGCTTCTTTCGGCGGTTTGTTACCCAGAACAGGCTCGTATAAACCGTTGTCTTTATATACCTTAAACTTCTCTTGGGATTCTACAGACTCGTCGAAAGTTGGCATACGTCCCGACTCAATAGCTTGTATACCCTCTTCAGGTGTCAGCACTCCCAACTCTATCAATCTGCTATAGACTCTTGCATAAACAGAATTATCTCTTAAATCTAAGTCTTCGAAGTTAGGAGTAGGATAGTTTTTGAAGCCCATCTCCTTAGAGATTCTTTTTATCTCCGGCATTAGGAAGTCATGGATAAAAACTTTTCTACCTTCATTAAGCCTTTCCATAAACACCTGCACTTTGATGCTAGAGTTGGCAAACTTCTCATCACTTAATAGAATGTTATTGAGGCCCATTTGTATGTCATGATTGCACACTTCATACTTTTTGGGATCTAGGATGCCTGCTATATCAGGAATAACAAATTTAGCTTGGGTAGTATAATCTGAAATTAGAACCCGTCCTACAGATTCATTCTCGAAAAGTTTTTGCATAGCCTGCAAGTTCTTTTGATTTACTCCTCCTTTTTCTGGATCTGTTCCCATCGTAACCAAGAGTATAGCTTGGTTTGTTGTGCGGGTTAGAGCCATATCCATTTTCTTCATTTCCTGTTTCCAGTTAATGTCTTCTAGTACAGGATAGCCCATAGGAACAGCGAATGGCTCGTAATCTTGCTTCTTGTAAAATACAGCTGTTATTTTATCTAAGGGGAGAGGAATGCTAACAGCGTTATACCCCGGCTTTTTACCTCCTTGTCCTTTTATTTTTTTAATAGTGTCCGCGTCAAAGCTTTCGAGGACTTGCCTATCTTCTTCTGTGCGAGGATTGCGTAATCTTTCTAGTTCGTAATCTGTGAGGATTTTTCTGAACTCGCCCGTAGCAAAAGTAATGTTTCCAGAAATTTGTATGTCTGCCGGATTTAAAATAATGTATCTCGCAGGGAGAGTATAGGAGGCGTCTGACGTTAAACCGAAAGTCTGAGACATTCTTGTTGCATCTGCCTTAGAAATATTAGCATCAAATCTATGTATGAATACATTGCCAGATCTATAATATTCCCTAAAAAATTTACTTTGTAAATTATTAATATTTATTTTACGAAGCAGAGCATCGAAAAAATCTTTCGATTTTTTACTGCCTCCCGTAAAGTAAATCTCGCTCATTGAGAATTCTGTCATTAAGTCTATAGTATTTCTGAATACAGAAAAATTATAATAGGCTTTCTGGCACAAAACGATAGTATCTCTGATATCTAAACTAGAGTTATTAGTTACCCCTTGAGAGTAGCGGAAAGGAATTATACCGTCATCGATATTTCTGTACCTGTCGGTCCTTTCGATATGACCGGCTTTGTTGCGTCTAGTTCTAGTCGACGCAACAGTCTCAATAATCTCTCCTCCAGCCATCAGAGGTTCCTTAAGAGAGTTTTCGTTGTTAGCTTTTCTTTTAACGGCCATTTTAATTTTAAATTACACTTAATCTATCATCCTTGGAATAAAAGTCGCGTTAACTTCTTCGACTTTTACATTCTTCATATCATTATAGGCTTTTACCGCCCAATTCCCTAACATTAATGTAGTGTAATTATCTTTTCTGGCTCTATTAGCTGAATTGCTACGACGAAGATGTTGGGGTAAATCAAAACTCTGAGTTCCTTTCGCCGTAGACTTTACTTCTATCAAAGCACATTGCTTTTTAGTTTGGTAAACTAAGTCGTCTTGAGTTTCAATCATTTCTCCTATATCGTTAAAGTGAGTCAACTTAAGAGGAATTTTTGTGGACGAAACTTTTGAGAAAAAACTCCCAGAGGCTGCGGTACGAGACGCAAAAAATATTCTTTTATGGTCTATACAGGATTGCAAGTATTCATTAGCATTTCTTAAAAACTCAGAACTAAATACTTGCTTGAAGCATACAATGTCATCTTTGGGGCTATAAAATCTTTTGACTTTTTTAAGTTCTTGATCGTAAGCTACACCCTGCTTTTCAGTGTTAAAATCAAAAAATTTAATCTCTAGACCTGCTTCTCTAAAAATTTCTGATTCGTTGGCACTATCAATAAATTGATAACCTGCGTTATCAATAATTATCATCTTTATATTAAAGTTTTTATAAAGATAAAATAAATATTTAATATGATTTTTTAAATCGCCGCCAGCTACAGCGTAAGAATGCACTAAGGTATACGACCCTTCATCGAGCTCAAGTAGAGACATCGCAAAGTAATCGGAGCTTGGGCTATTGCTAAAACTAGGGTCAATACCAAGTATATATTCTTTTTCTGGGTTTCCTGTAATTAAAGTATGCGGTGCCTCTCCGTCAGGGACAGTGCACTCGTGCATTTTCTTCGCGCTAAAGTAGCTGTCGCTGCCATCTGTAAATTGAGCGCAATATTCTCGCTGAAAAGAGGAGTTAGACGAGCCTCCTGACTGAGCCTCTTCGATAACAGTTTTATCTATCATGTCAGGCGGTACAGAGTCAAATCCCATTTGGGATATAAAATATTTAGA